GTAGATATTAACAGCTATATATTACCAGGTCAATTTAATCCATTAGATAGTAGAAAGATAAAAAGAACGGATGAAATAAACAAAAATGCAGGTGAAAAAGAATATGTAAATTTAAGTGGAGATAAAAAATATTTATTAGATTTAAAAAGTGTTATAAATGAGACAGAAAATTTTAGTACTTTTGCTACTTTTGAAGAAAACATTGACCCTGAAACAAAAAAGGTAAAAAAAATAAAAAGATACATAAAAGATGGTAAATCAGAATCAGTTGATTCTCCAGGTAAATTTGGTTATTTAAGAAATATGTTAATCAATACTGAAACAATAAAAGAAGCTTTTGATGCAAAAACTGTTCCTGACAAAGCAGAGTCAATAAATATATTTGAAGCTATTGAACGTATGTTTAATACATTAAACGCAGCTGGTGGTTTAAACCTTTGGAATTATAATATAGTGCAAGATGATACCGACCATCAACGAGTAAAAATAATAGACGAAACAACAACTGCAATAGATTTTACTAAACCAGTTAAAGACCAAAAAACTAAATTTATTAATAACACTACAATATCTTCAGAAAAAAGTGGAATATTTTATTTTCCTGTTTGGCAACACGATAGTATAGTAAAAAGACAAAATGTAAACGCTAAAGTTCCAAGTTCATTACAAATAGCCACAATGTATGGTTCTAACGTAGATGCACTTTCATCATTTGGAAATACTGATAGTAATTTTTCTGCAGAGGGTGTAGCTGCAGGTGCGATAAGTAATAAAGATGCTGATAAGAGATTAAAGGGTATAAATATTGCAATTAAAAATACAGATTCAATGGAAATAGGATTAAAATCTGGTAACTCTGAAGAACCATTAACACTTGATGGTGGTGAGGATATATTAACATTTTTGAGTAGTGAATCGGTTCAATCTATTTTAAGTGCTAATTATAGTGCTTTAGATGAAGACATAAAACAGAGAATTGAAAATTTAGATAAAGCGACACGAGATAAAAAAATTGATGATATATATACTAAGTCTGAACCAACACCATCTTTAGATTTTATAGATGATGATTCTATATTAAATTTATTAGATTTTAATAAATTTGAATCAACAACACCTATAGGGCCTCAGGAAAGAAAACAAGTTATCGAGGATATAGAGAAAACTTTTGGTAGTAAATTTAATGGTTCTGGTATTGTAAAGAGTGAGTTTTTAGATGGTATCAATGAAAATATAACAAGATTTGGTAACACAAGTAATGAAAACATACCACTTCTGATACCATTAGAATTAGAATTAGACATAGATGGTATTGGTGGAATTTATCCTGGAAATTCTTTTCATTCAACATATGTGCCTGTTAGATACCAAGACTATACGGTATTTCAAGCTAAAGAGGTAAATCATAGATTAGATAGCACTGGTTGGACAACAACTATTTCTGGTATTATGAGAACATCATTAAATCAACTTCTTATTGAACAAAATAAATCTATTAGTACAGAAACAAAACGTTCTTTGAAAAACTATAAAGAAAAAGTTAGACAACAGGTTTACAAAAAAAATGTTAATGAAGAAAAGAAAGCTGCAGGAACAAAGGCTGCAGATAAAGTGAATAAGAAAGTTAGTGTAGGAACGAGTGGAGGATTCTTAGGGTAATGGTTACTAAACAACAAATACAAAACATTAAGACAGACATTGAAAGAACTATTCAAGGGTTAGAAACAAAACCACAAGAGTTTATATATGAGAGAACTGGTGGATTTGTAAAATCAAATCAAATATATTCAATATATTACACATTTGATAAAAAAGAAAAATATCTAACTGGTGTATTAGAAACTTCAAATTCAAAAATTATAGAAAAAGTAGGACAAAAAAGTATGTTAAACACATACTCTGAGATAAAACCTACAATTAAACAATCCTATCCAAAAACAACACCAGCAAACCCAACTGAAGCAGATTATGAAATTGGTGTTATAGATAGATATTTTGCTAGAGTAGGTAATGATATTAATAAAACATTATTTGAAGTATCTAAAGAAGATTTTGATAATAAAAATAATCTATATATTTATTTTCAATTTGAGTGGGTTATATCAGGTGTAAAAAGCACTGTAAATCGTTTGAATAGTGCCACCATACTAGAGTTACAAATAAACTATCCAAACATAAATCAAGTATTGTTTCCACTGCAACTATGGAAACCAGAAAAAAACTCACCAGATGACGTGGAAAATAAATTGGAAAGATTGAAAACAAGTTAATACTTATTACTAAATAAAAGGTTATAATATGAAAATAGATGTATTGGATAAAGGATACATCGAGGTTGTAGATAAGTTAGGTGATGACCTAACTCCAGTAAATGCAGCTCGAGTATCATTCGGTGGTCGTTCAGAAGACTTCACAGAAAAAGATAAACGACTATCTAAATTTCTAATCAAACACAAACACTTCTCACCCTTCAGACACCAACACGTTATGATGATTATCAAAGCACCAGAGTTCGTTCTTCGTCAATGGTATAAACACGTGGTTGGTATAGAAACAACTTCAACACACGCCACAAAAGACCACGCGTGGAACGAGATATCTGGTCGTTATGTAGCTGTAGAAGAGTTTTATTATCCTGAAGTGTGGAGAAAACAATCGGAAGACAATAAACAAGCTAGTGAGGGTCAATTAGAAGGAATTGATAATGAAGTTGCAAAAAACATATATGATGACCATA